ACGTGAATGGCGTGAACAACCAGACAAGTTTTGGTCTAAAGAATTGGGTAAAGATTTTACACCAAGACTGGCTTTGCAATTAATGGGAACAGAAGTTGGTAGGGATGTATTTCATAAAGACTTTTGGATCATCAAACTAAAAAATTATATACAACAAAATCCAAATCAAAACTATGTAATCACAGATGTTCGTTTTCAAAATGAAATTGAATTTGTGCATAGTTTCAATGGTGTATTAATTGAAATACAACGTGGATTAAAACCACATTGGTATGAGATTGCTGGTAAAGCAAATCGTGGTGACCATAAAGCCGAAAGATTCATGTTGGAACAATCTGGTGTTCATGAATCTGAATGGAGATGGATTGGTGGTTACATCGACCACCATATTGATAATGCAGGTTCTTTGGAAGAATTAAAGAACAAATTAATTAATTGCTTGACACAATCGTATGGTTCAAGTATACTAAGTGAATTGAAACAAGGAGTATCGTAATGAAATTATCAGCTGAGACTTTAACAGTCCTTAAAAACTTTGCCAATATTAATCCTGGCATTGAGTTTAAGAACGGTAAAAAACTATCAACTATTTCCGCAACTAAAACCGTCCTAGCCAAAGCTGGTGTCAAGGATGAATTCCCCGAAGATTTTTGTATCTATGATTTGAACCAGTTCCTATCCGTTCATTCTCTATACAAAGACGGTGAAATCGATTTTGATGACAAACATGTTATCTTCAAATCAGGTCGTAAGAAACTAAATTATCGTAAGACCACTAAGACAATGATTGTGACACCACCAGACAAAGACCTAACTTTGCCATCTGTTGATGTGTCTTTCACCTTGAGTGAAGATGACCTTTCATCTATACTTAAAACAGCAAGTATTCTACAATCACCAAACATTTCAATTTCTTCGGATGGTGCCAAGATTTACATTACAACTTGTGATGCAAAAGATAATTCGGCACATACTGATTCAACAGAAATTGCTGATGGCAATGGTAAGAAATTCAAAGCAATTTTCTTGACAGAGAATTTTAAAATGATTTCTGGTTCTTATGATGTTCAAATTTCAGCAAAAGGACTATCTTACTTTAAGAACACAAAAGAAGATATGCAATACTGGATTGCAATCGAAGCTAAAGATTCTGACCTATCTTTTGGAGATTAATATGACTAAAGTGAATACTTTGTTTGGTTCTTATGATGAGGACCAGTTGAAAAAACTTAAAGGTTATGTTGATGAAATGGTTTTACATATGCAACGTAACCAAAGCAACAACGAAGCCATCAAAGATATTATTGAGATTGCCAATGATGAATTAAAAATTCCCAAAAAAATTGTTAAACGCATGGCAAAAACTCAATTCAAAAATTCTTTCCACACCGAGGTTGCAGAGTCGAAAGAGTTTGAAGCCTTATATGAAAGTATGACTGAGGTGAAATGATGGGTGAAATTAGAACATGGATTAATAAGGAAGAATATATCAAAGTCTTGAAGAAAGAAGTCTCTGTTTTACAAACTCGTTTCAAACCACATGAAGAAGGTACAGGACATTTCAATACAACAATTTCGGTATTGAACGAACGTATCAATGAACTCGAATCTGAAAATTCTTGGCCATTTCCAAATGCAACAGATTGAAATAAAATTCTTTTGGCCACTTACAGAACAAACTGAATTGAATTTGGATTTTACTCCAAGTGAAGAATGGATTGCTGAGTGGCGCAAGAGACAATGGGCTAGTAGCACAATTACTTCTAATGGTAGTTTATTGGTTGCTAATGGTGGTTCTATAAGTTGGTCGCAACCTATGCTCAATCAATTTGTTGTGAAACAAGATGTGAAAAATGTTGGTAAGTGGGAAATCACAGAGAATATGTTTGTGTATAGACCCACTAAACCAAATGCCGTCATTAGATTTATGGCCAAGTATCTTCTTGGTTTTAAATGGCATGACGAAATTTAATTATATTATGGAGAACGTGAATGACAGAACACATTTTGTGGGTAGAAAAGTATCGCCCCAAAACTATCGAAGATTGTATTCTTCCTGAAAACATCAAATCTACGTTTCAGGAATACGTAAACAAAAAAGAAATCCCCAACTTACTCCTTTCCGGCACAGCTGGTGTCGGTAAAACTACCATCGCCAAAGCCATGTGTGAAGAAGTTGGTTGCGATTATATTGTAATCAATGGTTCGTCTGAACGTGGCATTAGTGTCATGCAAACACAAGTGATGAACTATGCAACATCTATGAGCCTTGCTGGAGGTCGTAAGGTCGTTATCCTAGATGAGGCCGACAACCTTACACCTGATGCTCAGAAAGCCTTGCGTGGAATGATGGAAGAAGTTTCTAGTAACTGTTCGTTCATCTTTACATGTAACTTTAAAAATCGTATTTTGGATGCAATTCATTCACGTTGCACCGTTGTCGATTTTAAATTGAATGGTAGCAAACAAAAGATGGCAGCTGCCTTCTTTAAACGTGTTGAGTGGATTTTAGATAAAGAAGGAGTAACTTATGATAAGCAAGTGGTTGCTGCCGTTATCACGAAACATTTTCCTGATAATCGC